TGATAAGACCTATGATGAGCTTAACCTGAAAGCCAACAAGGATGACGCGGTTATCACCAATACCTCGACAGCAACAGGTGTCAACCTCGACGGTGCCGATGGAACCAGAGATTACAATTACAGCAACGGTACATCAGCAGCAACCTATACCCCGGTATTCACCTCTAAGCCAGCAGCAGGAAAGGTCAGAGGTGTGATTGCGACATTCGGTGGTGGATCTGGTGTCTGCACGATGGATTGGACGAATGTAACCAGATGGATCGGGACTACTGGTGCAACCACCACAACCACACTCAAGCGGTCAACCTACCTGTTTATGATTTACAATTCTGAGGTTGTCGGAAAGATTGTGCAGGAGGCGTATTAAATGATGAGATACTTATTGATGGTCTTGATGCTGGGCTTCGGGGTGAGTCCGGCGTATGCGTTTACCCCTGAGTTTCTGGGGGCTTTGGCTGGCGGGGGTGCGGTTGTTGCAGGATGCACGACACCATTAACCGGAAGCATCATGAATGAGGGGTTTGTAGGTGCAGGGTATGAGAACACCACAGGTTGGTCAACACCTGCACCAAATGGAACATTTGACAATGATGCAACTCTTCCAGGGGTTCCACCTATCGGGAGCTGCACCGAAGGATTTAAATATATTACTGCTGCTGGAGACACAAACGGATATATCCGTTATGACCTGGGGGCCGGTATCACCTACCCTGCCACTATTTACATGAGTTACTATATAGAAAGCGGCTCAACTTTCGCTAGTGGCTTTGTTTGTACTTTTCAGCTCGATAATGACACAAGCGTTAGCACGTATGGAGTATTCAAGGGAAGGCAGTGGGACAGTAGGTTAGACATAAATGCGGTTGACGATGAGCTGGGTGTCACAAACAATACTCTCCCTGGTGTGTGGCATGAGGTAATGATAAATCTGGACGCAACAGGAGCGGCGGAAGGGAGCGAGTATTTTGTTGACGGGGTGTCGCAGGGTACATTTACCAGAGGGAATGTTTCCGGTAGATATATCAATATTGGAGCCGTGGATTCGAAAGGATCTCCTGAAAACTTCACCTTATACATAGGGAGAATATACGTTGATAATTAAATTAATAATCTCTGTCACGCTGTCTATATTGCTGGCTTCAACCTCTTATGCTGTCAACGAAATAGACTTTCCTAAAGACTCTAACGGCTGGTCGGTATTCACCCCTTCTGTTGATTCCCGCATAATGTATGTTGCGGAAGATGGGAATGATACAACTGCTGTTGTTTACACCCAAGCGAACCACCCGTCATGGAGTACCCCGTTTAATCCAGGTGTTATTCAGGCTTATTCCACATCCGGCGCAGCATACACCCAAGTAAGGGAGGGATATCCTGACTGGGTGCTATTTAAGCGTGGTGGAACTTTTACTCTTACCCAATCAACTTATGCCTGTATTTATACAAAGAACGGCAGGTCTGCCACGGAACCATCACTAATAGGGGCATATGGAGTATCCGGTCTAAGCCCTGTATTAAAAGCAGGGAACAAAACTGTATTTTGGGATATTAATGGATTGCACTGGCTTGCTGTATCAGGGCTTGATTTTTATGCCAACCAAAGAGATCCAAACTCACCGGAATTTCTCGACCACACCGCAACCGGAGAAGGTGCTGGCTCTGGCTTATTTTTCGGGGCTAGTACGCAAGATGGATTAACTGGCGTTCTTTTCGAGGGCTGTAAATTTCGTCACTTCCATTCTGGTGGGCATTACTCATGTGGAAGTGTTGGCGGGTTTGCTTGTAATGGGATTGAGCATTTTCGCTGCGTTTACTATGACCAGCACTCTGGCCCCAGCACTGGTCATTCCGCAGGATTAGGGGGAACAGGCGCAGAAATATCCATTCGAGAATGTATCTTAGATCACAATGGATGGTTAAACCAAGCAGGAACAACTGGCGACGATACAGTGGCGACAATATTTAGTCATAATATGTATCTCTCCAATTTATACAACTCCGTATTTGAGGGTAACATATCAATGCGAAGTTCAAGTATTGGTTTAAAGATTACTGCATCAAATGGTGCGGCAAGCATCAATAATGTCCAGATTACTAACAATCTTTTCCACGATAATGAGGTGGGGATTGATATAGATAACAATTATACAGTTAATTACAGAGTAAAAAATTTAAATGTTAAAAATAATGTTCTTATCAATGCCGGAGCATCAAGGCCAACAAACAGGACTCTTTCCTGGGGTATTAACGCGAACGGATGGGAAGACTGTCAGGTTATCAATAATGTTTTAGTACATAATAACAACCCATTGGTAACAAATGGTTTGGGGCTGAATTTCTCAAAGCTCATGCGTAATGTGTCAGTTACCGGCAATGTGTTATATGGCCTCAAGTATCATGAAGGATTAATTATACAAGGAACTGGGGCGGAAAGCTCCACAGGGATGAGCTTTACTGGTAATAAAATTCAGATACCACAGAATTCATATTATGCGATTAAAGCTCCTCTTCTCGTTCCCGGTTGGACATTTGCAAATAATATCTACTACTCAGATAAAACAGCTTCCCAACTGTTTTTGCATAATAATGTTGACAAGTCGTTATCGGAATGGCAGGCCCTTACAGGCGACAATTCTACTTTTGAACAAGTGACCTTTCCAGACCCCACACGCTCCATTGAAACCTACATGACATCAATAGGCGAGACCCCAACCCTTGAAGCCTTCTATGCCAAGTGCAGAGCGCAAGACCGCTATAACTGGGACGCCAAGTACACAGCAGCAACGGTCAACAGTTATATCAAAGCAGGGTTCGGCATGGGTGAGTATGTACCACCACCATCAGGAGGAGGAACAGCACACCGCACAAACGGGCTAGGTAGCTTGATATTTGGAACAGGGGCGTTGTATTAGGACTCCCGCCGATGGTGGGGAAGTTTATTTAATAATTTTTGATTGATGAAGGAGTAGATGATATGCCAGATGTAACTTTGATAAATACAGCAGGTGCTGTAGTCTTTGGTGATGTAATGCATTTTGTAGATGAAGGGAAGACTATAGTCATGGAGTCTTCTGGTCTCACAGGTGTAGAGGAAGTAGTTGTTTATAATTCAGAAGGTGAGCCTGACTATGAAAAGGATGAGCCAATTAAGTTCACTGCAACTCATAAAAATATTATAGTGAATGGGGCTAAGAGATTTGGTCTTGTGAAGAGTGCTACTAGTGGAGTTGTTAAAGTTAAGATATCCAGAAGGGTATAATGTCTATAGATAATTTAGATAAAGATGAACTAAATGAAGTCCTTGCTAAGTGTATAGTAGATATTAAATACACTTGTAAGGTGATATTTCCTGATATCTTCTATGCTCCATTTTCTATCCTACATCAGCAAATATTTGATCTCATCAATGAAGTGTTTGGAGCTTTAGAAAGTGGAAAGAAGAAGATTGCTATAGCTGCCCCTCGTGGTATAGGGAAAACTTCCATTGCCAGGGCTATTGTAATGAGGAGTATTTTATTCAGATTACAGAAATTCGTTGTATATTTAAGTAATAGTGCTACATCTGCAGAAATGCAGACAGAGAATATTAAGCGTGATCTTATATCTAATAGGCAAGTCAGAAACTTGTTTGGCAATATTAAGAATGCTATTAATAGAGATGATGTTATAGATGAATCATTCTCTAAGGCCTCATGGACTGCCTATGGTGAGATGTTTGTGTTACCTCGTGGTGCAGGTCAGCAGGTGAGGGGATTAAATTGGAGTAATCATCGTCCAGAGCTTGTTATTATAGATGATTTAGAAGATAAGAATGAAATCAAGAGTGAGGATAATAGAAAGAAATTAAAAGAGTGGTTCTGGTCAGATCTTATGAAGACTGAGGACAGGTATTCTAGTGGATGTATTTTCATCTATATAGATACTATTAAACATGAAGACTCTCTTTTAGTAGATTTAATGGAATCTCCTGAGTGGCACTCAGTACAGTTGGCCATATGTGATGATAACTATAAATCATTTGATACTAATTATATGACAGACCTTGAGATCAAGGCAGAGGTTGATGAACATAGGAGACTGGGAACCTTAGACTCCTTTTATATGGAGAGGATGAACATTCCTATTGCTAAAGAAGATGCAGTATTTAAGCAGGAGTATTTTAGATATTTTGACGATATGGGAGATGGGATTCAGCCTGTTACGTTGAGTGGAGTAAAAGATGGTGAGATGATTAGAAATAGGAATCTTCTCCATATTACCATAGTTGATCCAGCCAAAACTGTTAAGATTCAAAGTGCAGATACTGCTATTATTACCATAGCTATTGATAGAGCAAGTAGGAGAATATTTCTTAGGGCTTTATTCAGTGATAAGGTCTATCCTGATGGATTGTATGATGAGATGTTTAGACAAGTTAAACAGTACTCTTCGTTTATCTTAGGATACGAAGTAACAGGATTGAATGAGTTTATCATACAGCCAGTAGAGAATGAGTGCAGAGTGAGAGGGATTCATCCCCTCTTAATGGAACTGCCAGCTAGGGGGAAGAAGGAAGATAGAGTAGCATCTTTAGCACCACTTTATAAGTTAGGTTATGTCTACCATAACAGGTTTAATTGTAATAAGTTGGAGGGACAACTTCTTGGATTCCCCAGATCTAAATTGTGGGACTTAATGGATGCTGCAGGGTATGTGAATTACATAATGGATAAGCATGCTGTGTACTTCGATCCATCAGATGAGGAGGCAGAATCACAAGAGAAGGAAGATGAAGATGACTATGCTTCATTGAGTGATGACCCTATGATGAGTGAAGATGAGATGGGATTTCCTTTATAGGTGGGTAGAAGAGGCGTTTTGCTATATAACATAATGGTACATAGGAGGTTGTAAAATGGCTAAGGATAATGGAGAAGGAACCACTGCTTACAGATTATTGAGGGATCTTCATGGAGAGCCATCTTCTGAGATTCAAAAAAGTGCTGGAAGGGCTTTAGTTAAAGATAGATTGGCTAATGATGGTACTAATTATCCTAAAGTTAAAGATCCAGTAAGGCGTGCTAAGATGGATGATGTACTATTAGATAGAAGTATTAGAGATATTAAGACTGCTATAAGTATCGAGAAACTTCCTAAGAAGTAAGGAATAAATATGCCAGCTATAATTACAGGTAATAGTTCTAAAAGTAAAATGTCTTGGGGACAGAAGAATAGTTATGACTATACTTATCCTGAAGGCCTTGACTTAAGGCCTGGATCCACTCTGCATTCTAAAATCAGGGATGAAGTTCTTGAGAGAGCTCAAGCTAGTGCTAATACCATGTCTGCTAGGCATAGTACTTGGAATGATATAGACCATACTTTGACTGCATATATCTCGACAGATGATAAGGAACGTCTGGAGAAAGATAGTGATAGTAGAAAGCCAATTAGTATAGTCTTCCCATATTCATACACAGTACTTGAGACATTACTATCATATTATGTAGCCGCATTCCTGCAGGATCCTATCTTCAGATACGAAGGCGTAGGTCCAAATGATGTAGTGGGGGCTATCTTACTAGAGAAGTTAATATCACTTCAGTGTACTAAGAATAAGGTGGGATTGAATCTTCACACTCAGGCTAGAGACGCCTTTGCTTATGGGTTTGGAGTAACCACTCCTACATGGATTAAGGAGACTGGTACTGTTACTACCATGTTGAATCAGGGTGGGATTCTTGGATTTGGTGGTAGGAAGGTTCCAGTAACTAAAGATGTTACTGTCTTCGAGGGAAACGCTCTTGAGAATGTAGACCCATATCTATACTTACCAGATGTTAATGTTCCTATCCATTCACCTCAGGCAGGGGAGTATGTAGGATGGGT